CACAAGCCTGTTCATTAACGGGACACAGGTTAGCGTGTCTAATGACCTCGCTCTTTCTCCTACTGCGTCACAAGTCACTAACGTCCCCTCTGGTGGGGTATCTAGTACAACAGTACAGTCAGCTATTAACGAACTAGATATGGATAAACAGAATGTAGATTCCGGCTTAACATCCATCTCCGGCTTAACAACAAGTCCGGATAAGATGATTTACACAACCGGCTCAGATGTTTATTCGGTAACAGACCTAACCGCTTTTGCTAGGAACATCTTAGATGATGCTTCTGATAGTGCGGTACGCTCTACAATAGGCCTTGGTACTTCTGCGGTAATAGATGTTGGTACATCAGCCAGTCAGGTTGTGCAGCTCGACGGTAGTGCTAAGCTTCCGGCGGTAGACGGTAGTCAATTAACTAGCTTACCTGTCGTGCAGGTGGTTAACGTACAGACAGGCGAAGCAGCTACAGGTACAACTGTTATCCCTGATAACGATACAATTCCTCAGAACACTGAGGGTGACGAATACATGACACTTGCCATTACCCCAACCAATGCTAGCAACATATTGGTTATTGATGTTGTTATGTTTGGCTGCGAGTCAACAAACACCTCTAACTTTTATACCTCGGCCCTATTTAAAGATAATGACGCTGACGCTATTGCTTGCGGTGCCATGGGTTTAACAGGATCAACGGTTGGCCCCGTGGGGTTAGCTTATACTCATCGTCAGGTGGCTGGCTCGACATCAGAACAGACTTTTAAGATGCGTGCTGGATTAGACATTGCGGGGACGTTTGTGTTCAACGGGGGTAACGGTACGGGCCGTAAGTTTGGTGGTGTATTGGCTTCAAGTATTACAATTACAGAGTTGACGGCTTAAGCTATTAGGAGAGATTATGAAGTTCAAGAACACATCGGGGAAGTGGTTAACAAAGGCCTTGTTCTTTGAACTCACTCCCGCTATAAGACCACATGCAGTATTCACACTGAAAGACCAAGACCATGTTGTAGGAGAAAAAACCTACTTCTCATTAAAGAGATTGTTTCTGGAAAGTGACGACCCCACCGAATATAAATTCGCTACTAAACACTTAGGGGGTTGGGGTCACTGGAAGGAGATTCAGAAGACAGATGAGCTTCTGGCAGAGATAGAAGAATGGAGAGAAGAACGTGATGTTCGATTACGCTCTCTAGGTGTAAAGAAGCTCATTGAGTCTGCTGAGAAGGGTAACTATCAAGCAGCTAAGTTCTTAACAGATAAGGGGTGGGATGTTCAAACTAAAGGCAGACCCACTAAAGATCAGGTCAAGAGGGCTGCCAAAGAACAGGCAGGTGTCCTTAGGGTTGTAGACAGTGACCTAAAACGAATAAGGGATTTAAACCGTGGTTGAAACAGTTGACGATCTGAGGGTCTTAGCAGAGAGTGATCTATATACTTTTGCATGTTTAGTGTGTCCAGAACGTGTATATGGTGACTTACATAAAGAGGTCTTTGACTTCTTACAATACAGCGACAGCCCTAACGATCTTCTCCTCCTACCCCGGTCTCATATGAAGAGCCACTGTATAGCTGTATGGTGTGTGTGGTGGATTACAAAACATCCAGATACATCCATCTTATATGTATCGGCTACTTCTTCTTTAGCAGAGTCCCAGTTGTACGCTATTAAGAATATATTAACATCCCCAACCTATACTCGATACTGGCCTGACATGATTCATCCAGACGAGGGTAAACGTGAGAGATGGAGTGTTGGCTCTATTGCTGTAGACCACCCGAAGCGTAAAGCTGAAGGTGTTCGAGATATGACTGTATATGCAGCAGGTATTGGATCAGGCACTACAGGCCTCCACTGTGAGGTGTTAGTCCCCGATGACGTAGTTGTACCTGAGAACGCATATACGGCAGAGGGCAGACGTAAGGTTGCTGCTTCAATGTCGCAGTTTGCTTCCATCCTAAACACAGGAGGAATCTCTAAAGCCTGTGGAACACGTTACCACCCAGCAGATCAGTACAGTATTTGGAAGGAACAGGCAGTCCCCACATACAACGAAGATGATGAGATAGATGGTGAAGAACCTATCTGGAACATCATGGAAAGGGTTGTAGAGATTGACGGGGAATTCCTTTGGCCTCGTACAGCCAGAGCGGACGGTAAGATGTTCGGCTTTAACAGAAAAGAGCTTGCACGTATCTCTGCTATGTATACGGACAGAACACAGTTCTATGCTCAGTACTACAATGACCCTAATGACCCAGAGAGCCAACGTCTAACCTATGAAAGGTTCCAGTACTACGATAAGAAACATTTAAAACTGGAAGGTGGAAACTGGTATTACAAAGACCAGAAGATGAATGTATCTGCTGCTATTGATTTTGCATACACACTCAGCTCCTCTTCTGATTACTCTGCTATTGTTGTTATAGGTGTTGTTTCTTCAGGGGACATCTTTGTGTTAGATATAGATAGGTTTAAGGCAGACCGAATTATTGGTTACTACGATCACATAATGGAGATGCACCAGAAGTGGGAGTTTCCTAAGCTTCGTGCAGAGGTCACAGCAGCACAGGCTGTTATTGCTAGAGACCTTAAAGATAAGATCAGACAGAACGGGGCAACTATCAAAATAGAAGAGAATCGTCCCGGCAAGAGAGAAGGTAGCAAGCAGGAGCGGGTGGCCGCTGTACTAGAGCCTCGTTATGAGGATCAGATGATATGGCATTACAAAGGCGGATATACACCTGTATTGGAAGAAGAGCTTATCCTTTCTCGTCCTAAACATGACGACATAAAAGATTGTCTGGCTGCTGTAGTAGAGATTGCTGTTGCCCCTAAGCAGAGGCATAACAGGGACAAGCAGCAGAGTAAACCGATATTCAACAGGCGCTTCGGAGGCGTAGCATTTAATGGGTGATAAGTCACTAGAAGCAGCACAAATAATTGACAGGGGCGGACTGCCCTCGTATATCGCAGAGCGATGGGACAGTTTCAAATCTCAACGAGATACATGGGTTGCAGAGAAGCAGGAACTCCGTAATTACTTGTTTGCAACGGATACAACCACTACAAGTAATCAATCTCTCCCTTGGAAAAATAAAACAACACTTCCTAAACTCTGTCAACTGAGAGACAATCTTCACGCTAATTACATATCAGCTTTATTTCCTAATGATGATTGGATGGTGTGGGAGGGTTATAGCCTAACAGATGAGGTTCAAGAGAAGAAAGCTGCGATACAAGCGTACATGAGTAATAAAGTAAGGGAGTCTGGTTTTCGTAACGTAGTTAGTCAGCTTCTTTATGATTATATCGATTACGGGATCTCTATCTCTGATGTGATATGGGTAGATGAACGCAAGAAAGACTCTCTTACGGGGGAGGATATTCCGGGTTATGTCGGCCCCATGACTGTTAGACGGTCTCCTTTAGATGTTGTGTTCGACCCAACAGCCGTGTCCTTTGATAAAAGTTGGAAGATTACACGAAGCCTCAAGAACTTTGGAGAGCTTAAGTTAGAGGTTATGTCTCAACCTGAAGAGTGGAAACAAAAGGCTATTGCTCTAGCAGAGGATAGTCGAGCAAGGTTGTCCAGTTTCACTCGAGACGATTTTGAGAAAGCTGAGGCCTATAGTGTAGATGGTTTTGGTAGCCTGTACGAATACTACGGGTCAGGGTATGTTGAAATCTTAGAGTTTGAAGGTACTCTCCACGACATTGAAACAGGAGAACTTCTAGATGATTATATCATTACCGTTATTGATCGTAAGACTGTTATCAGGAAAGAGCCAATACCTGCTTGGAAACGAGGGGGCCATAAGTCATATAGCACTTGGCGTAAACGTCCTGACAATCTATATGGGATGGGGCCACTAGATAATCTGGTAGGTCTACAATATAGACTAGACCACCTAGAGAACCTTAAAGCGGACATATACGACCTCATTGCAGCGCCTCCTATAAAGATTATTGGAGATGTGGATGAGTTTAATTGGGGGCCATTTGAAGAGATCCATATTGCTGAAGGAGGGGATGTTGTTCCCATGCCACCCGCTGCTCAAGCACTGACCACCAACAACGAGATACTTAACATACTAAATCTTATGGAAGAGTTGGCAGGCGCTCCTAAGCAAGCTATGGGTATTCGTACTCCCGGTGAGAAGACAGCTTTCGAGGTACAGAGCTTAGAGAACGCAGCAGGGCGTATCTTTCAAGAGAAGGTCACCCAGTTTGAGGTTGAGATAATTGAGCCTACACTTAATAACATGCTAGAGACCGCCACTAGGACATTGGATGGATCAGACATTGCACGTGTTATGGATGACGACCTAGGTGTTGCTAAATTCTTAGAGATTACTAGGGAAGATATTACAGCTAAAGGTAAACTACGCCCTATAGGGGCAAGACACTTTGCCAGTCGTTCTCAACTGATCCAAAATCTAACAGGGTTGGCTAACAGTAACATTTGGCCTAAGGTAGAGAAACATATCTCTGATAAAGCCTTAGCTAAGATGGTAGAGGACAGTTTACAATTACAAAGGTTTGCTTTGGTGAGTGACAATGTAGCGGTGTTTGAACAACAGGAAACACAGCGTCTCGTTAACCAAGCAGGCGAAGATTTAG